CCATACCAAGTTGTTTTTATTAAAATATTATTCATTGTTTACGCTCCTCGTTTTGTTTAGTGAATTGGTATTATTATTTCCATGTTTTTAAATGTTTCATTATTACCGCAAGCATGGCCAATACTTGTACAAGTTCCACAGAGGCCAGGACATAGAAAAACTTTCTTTTTGAATTGCTTTCGTATAGTCTTTTTTGTACCTCTTACGGCTGTAAAATTCCCACGAACAAAAGATTCTTTTTGCAATATGGGCTTTAAATAGTCAAACTTACCGCCATTTGATAAGTTTAGAACGTAATTAGACGGAAACTCAAAGCCCTCATTAATGAGATCTTTAAAGACATTCAACGACTTACTGTATCCGTAAGCATTAACCCTTGTATTATTCTTTAATAGTTGCATCCAATTTGTGAGATGTTCTGTAGTGTTAAAGTCCCCATCGACATATAAACGAAAGTCTATTTTAGGTACGTTTTTAAACTTATTAGATGTAATTACTTTTTTAAGTTCGCTTTCGATAATATCAAATTCATTCATAAGAATTGTATTTTGTAATTGCCTGAAAAAAGCTGCAGGATATCTCCATGCTTTTAGACTGTAGCAATAGTTTATACAATCCCCTGCGCCAACACAATTAATTACGGGTAAATTAGAAAAACTTAAAAAAGGTAATTTTGAATTACCAACTTGAAAAACTGAGTAAGGTAAGTCACCGCCATAAATTAACCAGTCTAAAAACTTTTGTATATGGTAGCCATTAGAATTGACTTTGTATTTAGCGTCAGGAATTAGTAAGCTGTCAAGTAACTTAATTAATTCTAGTTGATTGTCGTGAAGTCTAGCAATTTTAAACTTAGTCGATTGTGTAAGGGTTATTTCTGAGTACATATCTAGTTGCCTCCGTTGTATTTATCGTTTAATTGCAATTCTAATTCATTATAAATAGAATTTCTTTTATCTTCAGATGTAAAATAAACTGTTTCAATGCTTGGCTCATTAAAATCATCTGAGACATCATAAGATAAACCAAAGCCTTTTGATGACTTTGGTAATTTTATTAATAAGTCTTTTTTATTGGTTAATTGTAAGTCTACTAATAAGTCTCTATTACTCTTGAGAACGCTTAATAATTCATCATTATTTAAACAATAATCAATTAATAAGTCTTGGCCATAAGTAATACAATGATAATCAAACTTCTCGTTTTCTCCGTCATCATTTAAAGAGTTTGCGAGATGTATTTTTATTTCATTGTCATCATCGTAATTATGCTCTATTAGTACAAAATTAATTCCTAAGTCATTAGAGCTAGTTGATTCTGTAAAACCTAACACTTCAACTTCTTTTGATATGTTTTGTATATCCCTCATCCTATTTTTTCCCCTTTAAAAGAGTTTCTCTGATTTCTACAATATAAGAGTCTCTCTCTTCTATACATGCTTTTTTAAATAGACTTCTAGCCGTTGTAATGTCATAATCATAATAAGTCATTTTAAATAAATCCGTATTATAAATAGTCGCAAACATTGTAATTGAACCATTTTTATTAACTTGAACGCCTCCGTGCAAGTCTATGTTTTTGTAAGTGTCTGTTGTCATATATGCCTCCTCAAGCGTATGATTGTTTGTCATTGTTGACTACTAAACTTACCAACGAATTAAAGTAATGCAATGAATTATTTAAAATTATATATATAGAGACTTGCAAGAGCCGAGGGAAGAGACTATAAAGCATTAATTGACATGATCGCTTGTAAGTGTAGTAATAAATAGATATAAAAGGGACGGCAGAAATAGAATTGATTTAAATAATTATAAGGTGTTGCGACGAAGTGCGACGAGTTCAGGACGAAGACCACCCCCCCCATACCCGACATCGTGCGCGGCGAGGGGCATATATGTTAGTCTCTGTACATATTTCAGAGCAAAACATTTTTTTCTTAAATTAAACAATATAAAGAATTAACTATTTTATTTCATGTTATTTCCATCATATATTCCAGACGATTTGAAAGACGCACACCGTAAAAAGTCACCAAAGGAAATGGAGAAGTCGGCTGTCAAAAAGGCGGTAAAGAACCTTCACGACAACGAATACTATGCCAATTTCTTAAACACCTTACAGATCGACACAGGTAAAAAAGTACGTTTTACCGAAGACAAGAAAGATGCTTTCTTAAAAACAATGGTAGATTGTCACGGATTTCCTTCGATAGCGGCAAATAAGATGGGTTATTATTACGGTAGTGTTCAATATGCGATGAAGAAAGACCCCCAGTTTGCACAAGCAGTGGATGTCCTTCGTAAATCATTTAACCAAGAAAGGTTAGATGGTCTTGAAAAGTTATCGTATGAACAAGCAGCAGAGCCGAAGAACACGACAGAAAGGATTTTCCAGTTAAAGTCCTTAGACCCCCACAAATATAGGGACAGAATGCATAGTAACAATACACAGGTGAATGTCATGGTCGCAGGGATTACACCCAAAGACCGTGCAAAGATGATTAAAAATGTAAAATGAAGTATTATCCGTATGGTGTGAATGATAAAGGTGATATACAGTATTTGTCTCCTAGAGACTTCTTACTGGACATATTGCGTGACTTATACGGACTAGATCAAGTAGAATCTAAGGAGATTGTCGATGTGGCAATTAAAATATTTAAGTTAGAAACGGACGGTAGTTTGCCAATAAATTGGAAAGAGTTATATAAGAACATAGCATGAACGATGACATCTTAGTAACCTATAAGTTCCCTGATGGAACACCGACCGATCCGTTACCTCATCAGCAGGAGTATCATCTATATACAGGGTGGTCTAAACATCATTTATTAGCAGGAAGTTTAGGTACAGGTAAAACTGAGGCCATGTGCATGGAAGCGATCCAACAAAGTGCAGCTTACGAGAATAACTTAGGCTTAATGGGACGTAAGGTACTCGATGCGTTCAAGAAATCAACACTAATTCAACTACTGGACTTAGCAGGTGGTTTTGTTTCCAAGCACAGGTCTCAAGATAGAGAGATTATCTTTAAGAATGGTTCAAGGATTGTGTATATGGCTTTGGACGACTCTAGAGACTCTATACAGCGTATTAAGTCAATGAATCTAGGTTGGTATGCCTTTGACCAGTTAGAAGAGATTACAGAGAGTACATTTATTGCTGCAGCAGGTCAATTAAGGAAGAAAGGTGTGATGCGTTGCAGTTTTCATACCTGTAACCCTGCAGGACATGATTGGGTATGGAAAAAGTTTAAACAACATAAAGAAAAGCAAAATGTAACAAAAGGAGACTATCGGTTGATAGAGACCAGGACTTGGACACCCGATGCACCTGCTCCAGAGACCGATGAAGAAGTAAAGGTATATAGTGATAATCCACACTTACCTGCAGATTATATTAAACATTTATTATCGATGCCTGATATGTGGGTTAATCGTTATGTCTATTGTAGTTGGGACGATTTTGCAGGTTTGGTTTATCCGATGTTTGACGAAAAAGTCCATGTTGTACAATCCTTTGAAATGCCCAAGTGGTGGAATAGATATGTGGTTTACGACTATGGGTATAAAAACCCGACCTGCATTTTATTTGCAGCGGTAGACGATGAGAAGAATATTTTTATTTATGATATTGTTTATGGCTCAGAAATGCGCATAGATGAAGTAGTTCCAATGGTAGAAGATAGATTAGAGACAGGAGTGGACTATGAGTTTATTGCTGACCCCTCAATCAATAGAACAGAGAGGGACGGTCACTCTATTGCTGACGAGTGGGAAGAGTACGGTATTGAGTGGGAAAGGGCTAATAATGATAAAAGGGCAGGGTTTGATCGGGTAGCACGCTATTTGGCGACCGATAAGAATGGTCACTGTCAATTAAAGTTTTTTGATGTAAGAAATATGGGTTTTCTTTTAGACGAAATAATGGATTACAAGTGGAAAGAATTAAAGCATGGGCATAGTCAGAAAAGCGCACCAGAAGAGCCTGTGAAAAAGAATGATCACGCTATGGACTGTGTTAGATATTTAGTTCATGCGGTAGAAGGTTCAAATAAACCGAAACGCAAGAGTTCCTATCGAACACCGAGTTTCTTTAAACGTACAACAAGTTGGATGGGTACATGAGCGATTTAGCATATTTACATGAAGTATATCAAGCAATGCAGAGCGGCAATAGGACATTTATGCAAGCGGCAAAAGAATCTATGTATTTTTATACAGGTGGGTACGGAACTGGACAATGGGATAGTTCCGACATATCAAAACTAAGAGCTGAAGGTCGTCCTCCTCTTCAGCTTAATATTATTCTTCCAAAGGTAAACTTAGTGACTGGTATTGAAAGACAAGGTAGAACATCATACCGTGCCAGACCTGTAGAAATGAATGATGATAATGAAGCAAAACTAATTACTTCTCTTTTATATCATTTAGAAAACAATCAATCATTAAATAATGTATTTAGCCGTGTTTTTAAGGACGGTGTAATTACAGGTAGAGGATGGGTAGACTTATCTGTAGAAGCAGGCGAATACTTTGATAGTAAGATTAGCATCAGAAGAGAGTCCTGGATGAATGTACTAATGGATCCAGAAGCGACCACTCCTGATTGCTCACAGTGGGGTAGACTGGCAAGAACCAAGTTAATCTCTATTTCTAAAGCTAAAAATATGTTTCCAGATGCACTGAGAGATGTAAAGAATGCTGAAGATATACAAGAGTCTTTAATTGGTGAAGAATCCTTAACTGGAATACAGTTAGGCGACAAATATAAGAATGTAGACCCTAACTACGGTTTTAAAAGCATGGAAGCCTATAACATGGATGCGCATCGTAAGAAGATTCGCATTATAGAGTTATGGGAAAGAGAGTATGAAAAAGAATTTTATTTAGTGAATCCACAAACAGGAAGGTTTTCTCAGGAAGGCTTTAAGACTAAACGTAAAGCGAATGAAGCCATTAGAAGTATTATGGAAAGACCTGAGATGGAAGTCGCTCCTGTAGAGTTGAATGTGGTCTCTAAGAGTGTTCCGAAGACCTATGTAACTGTATTTGCAGGTGCAAGAGTCTTACAGGAAAAAACACCAAATCCATATAAACATAACCAGTTTCCATTAATACCGTTCTTTTATACGTTTGAAG